ATCAAACGAGCCCCGGATTTCAACACACACAGTCCGGCGTTTCAAAATCTGAAAATCGGACAATCCGGAAACCCGACAAAGCCAGAGGGGCAAGAATGGGGGTCAGGGGGGAAATGCGGATGATTGAGCGAGCAATCAAAAACCGCTGGCTAACTAACGATCTGAAAACTGATGCACTCGCAGCAATCAAGCGTGGATTGAATTGCGGTGACGATCGGGCCGAACAAACGGCTGTCAGAAATCTGATCGCGATGGAAGCACAAAACCAAAAAGATGAGCACAAGGTGATTGATGTTCGTGTTCAAACCAGACACGATGAACTGGCTGGAATCGCTGCCGACCTCGGAATTGAAGTCGGTGCTATCGAAGATGCCGCGCGACAAGCAGATTGCGGCATTGGCGGAATTGAAAGCCAGAGCGTTCAAGCAGTGGAGCGGCGGCGATGACAGATCCGAAGACGCCACCCGCAAACGTGCCAAGAGGTCCGAGTCCGCTCGAATCGATATTCCGCAGTGCGTTGACCCTGCAAGACGTCTGCGATGCCTTGCCGATCCGGAACTGTTCCTCCGCACCTACATGCCAAAGAAGTTCACGCAGCCATTCGGCAAGGTCCACAGCCGCATCATTCAAACAATCCATGACAGAGCCACGACTGGCGGCAAGAAAGCCGTAGCAGCCCCACGAGGACGCGGCAAATCAACCATCGTGAAAGGAATGCTGATTTACGCGACGGCTCGTGAGCTGGTTCGCTTCATCGTTCCGATCTGTGCTACAACCAATCTCGCCGGACGCATCTATCGAGACTATCGGAATGAGTGGGGGAACAATGATCTGCTTTATCAGGACTTCCCCGAGATTTGTGCCCCTGTCCGGCATCTCGAAGGGGCTCCGCAGAGAGCAGCTCGCCAACACGTCGACGGGCATTTAACGCACATCAACTGGAGTTCAACAGACTTCCTGCGACTCCCACGAGTGCCAGGCAACGCCAATGACTTTCTGAAGTCACTCGGAAAAGAGTGGTCGCCATTCGGTGGAGTGAAGATGGCCTTCGCTGGCCTTGACGCCGCCTTCCGAGGAATGAACATTGACGACGATCGGCCCGATTGCCTAATCATCGACGACCCGGAAACCCGCGAATCAGCCAAGAGCCTCCAGCAGATCGAAGACCGGATCGAAATCATCGAGAAAGATATCGAAGGTCTGGAAGGCCAGGACAAGCCGCTGGCAATGGTGATGGTCACAACTTTGCAGAACACCTATTGCGTTTCCGCTCAGTTCACCGATCCGGAACAGAAACCAGCATGGGAGGGCGAGCGGTACGGCTGGATTCAGTCGTGGCCGGATCGGTTGGACTTATGGGACGAATACATCGCCCGCAGACGCAAGGCACAGCGAGACGGCGACCGGCACGGAATGGAGGCGGTTGAGTTCTATCTCGCCAACCGCGAAGCAATGCACGCGGGCGTCGTGATGCTTGCTGACAACTTCAAAGAGATCACTTTGAAGGACGGACGGCGGGCGGTTCATTCAGCGATTCAGGAAGCCTACAACAAGATTGCCGACACGAATCTGTCGGCGTTCAAAGCGGAATACCAGAACGATCCTGATCCAGAGGAACAGGCTGAAACATCGACGCTGACGCCAGGGCGAGTTGCTGGCCAGTTGTCAGGATTGCAGCAGGGCGAGATTCCAGACGCTCGGGTGTTCTCATTCGTCGGCATCGATATCGGCAAATACAAATCACACTGGGTCAAACTGTCCTGCACTCGTGAGCTTGTGTCGTGGATCACAGACTATGGAGTAGTTGAAACTCATGGCCTGTCGAAATTCTCCAGCGAGCAGGCGATTGAACTGGCCATCCTTGAAAGCCTGAAGCAATTCGCTGACGGCGACGTGTTTGCGGATGCGCAGCCCCTGCTCGTGCTGGTCGACTCGGGAGACTTCTCAGAATCGATTTACGAGTTCTGCCATCAGATGGGAGCCCCGTTCTATCCGTCGAAGGGATGGTCGATGGATCGTTTTCGGCAGAAGAAGCAAACCGAAGACTATGAGCCATTCCTACAGGCTTACGCACACAAGACGGCCGACAGCAAGCGGCGCGAAATGTGGCTTTACAACGTGAACACGGAGTTCTGGAAAAAATGGGGGCAGGATCGATTCTTGGTTGATGCCTTCATGGACCAAACGCGACTGGCCGGCAGTGTCGCCCTGTTCGATCCGCCGCACGCTGACATGAAATTTCACCTGCAGTTTGCCCGCCACATGGTGAGCGAATCAGAACAACTCGTGCCGGTCGATGGCAAGGTCAATAAGCGGCAATGGATCGTCCACGACAAGAATAACAACCACTGGCTGGACGCTTACGCTCTGGCATGTGCTGCGGCCGGATGCACTGGGTTAAGGCTTGTGGCCCCAGAACCAGAACCGATCAAGCAGGTGCAGAAGTCAGAACCGAAACCACGGCTCGTGAATCCTCATGGGCAACCATTCCTTGCAACGGAGAGATGATAATGGCGAAACCGCTTCCACGAATTGACGGCACCGAAGTCAGTGAACAGCCTCGGCAACCAGTCGCGACAAAGCTGGAGAATCCTCCGGCGTGTGAGGGCTACATTCCGCGCAACGTCGATGTGAGAATGAGCCGCGCTCAAGCTCGCATTCTCCGCGACAAGCTGCGAACGCTGGAAGACAGCGGGGCAAAGACTGCAGACGGCAAGCCGGTGAACAATCGGGCGCAGGCTGTTCGGTGGATTTTGGAAAACATCGTCGACTGATAATCTGATTATCCGCTACATATTTCACGAATCACATTTCGTGCTATCGTCCGTGCATGGTAATCGCGGACATCGAAACCGATTTACTCAACTACGCCGATTTTGAAGAAGTCGGCAGCGTTGCCCGTGCGCGTTCATTTGCTACGGCTGCAAATCGCTGGTTGATTCTTCGGGCAGAGTCTGCGAGCAACCAAAGCAGCTCTTTGTCAATCGGCAAGAATTACGTCGAGTCGATGCTCAAGCGGGCACGCGACTACATCGCAGCAAACGCGACAACGACGGCAGGCGGATCAAGCTCAGTTCGATTCCTCGGAGCGGGGACGAACTTCAGATGACCGCGAAGCCCAACAACATCCAGTCTGCATTTGCTGACATTCGGGCAGACTACGACGCCACGCGGCACAGTCGCTTTGTTCGACGACGCACGGGCGTTGCCACGATGGGCAGCGGTCCTGACTATCACTTTCGAACCGAGTCGAAGTATTACGAGCTAATCGAACAAGCTCGAGACATGGATCGCAATGACGCACTTGTCGGCATTCTGGCTGATCGTCGCGTTGATAACATCGTTCAAAGTGGATTCACGCTTGACCCTAAGACTGGCGACAAGGGGCTAGACAATGCACTGTGGCAATGGTGGGAGGATGTTTCGACTGACCCCGATCAATGCGACATCGCTGGTGAGCTTACTTGGAAGGAAATCGAGCGTCAGGCTTGCCGCAGCGAATCGGTTGACGGCGATATTGTTGTTACCGGAACCGAGGAAGGGCCGTTTCAGCTTCTGGAATCACATTTGATTCGCACGAAGTCGAAGGTCGAAGACACGTTCCTTGGAGTCACGACGAATCGAGTCGGGCGTCGCGAGCAATACCACGTTGCGGAAGAGTTGAGCGAGTTTGGCCAGTTTGGCGAATGCACTCCGATTGATGTCCGCAATGAAGACGGTATCCGGCAGGTCTTTCATGTCTACAACCCGAAGCGAGTCAATCCTACCCGGGGCGTGACTCAGTTGGCCCCGGTGTTTTCAATATCCGGGATGCTGGAGGATATCAACTTCGCGAAGTTGGTTCAGCAGCAAGTTGTCTCCTGCTTCGCGGTGTTCCGCAAGATGGCAGCCGGGGGTAATCGCCTGCCATCTGCCGACAGTGCTTACGGTGACGCAACGGTTGAAACAACTCAGGCCGGAACGCGACAACTCGAAGGCGTATCGCCCGGCATGGAAGTCATCGGCCAGCCAGGGGAAGAACTGCAAGGGTTCAGCCCAAACGTTCCAAACTCAGAATATTTTCAGCAGGTCAAACTGATCCTGCAAATCATCGGCGTCAACTTTGGATTGCCGCTCTGCTTGGTCCTGATGGACGGCAGCGAGACGAACTTTTCCGGATGGCGTGGGGCAGTTGATGAGGCTCGCAAGGGATTCGTTGCCGACCAGCAGAATCTGGTGAGACGCCTGAACCGACCGGCGTACATTTGGAAGTTGTCTCAGCACCTAAAAGAAACAAAAGACGCTGCACTTCGCAAGGCCGCCAGCAAACTCGGTGACGGCATCTTCCGCCACAATTGGAACCTGCCGACGTGGAGCTACATCGAACCAGTTGCGGACGCTCAGGGCGATGCGGAGCAGTTGAAAAATGCGTTGACGTCTCCGCGACGATTGCACGCGGCGCGGGGCAAGGATTGGGAAGAGATCGCAGAAGAGTCAATCGCTGACAATGCGTTCGCCATCCAAAGGGCACAGACGCAAGCTGCTGCGATTAACGCAGAGTTTCCGAATGGACCACAGATCACTTGGCGGGATCTGATCGCGTTGCCGATGCCTGCCGGAACGACAATGGCGATGCAGGATCCAGCGGCGATCGCTGTGCAGGAGAAGACGGCAGAGCAGCTACCAGAAAAACCGAAATCAGCGGCTAAACGCAAGGCGAAAGCCAAGGTGACAGCATGACAAAAACAATTCGAATCGATGGGGTCATTGGAACCGGAGACGGTGAAATCTCCGCAGCGATGGTTCGTGAGCAATTGCCAGAAAACGGCACGGAACCAATTGCGGTAAAGATTCACAGCGAGGGCGGATCTGTCTTTGAAGGGTTTGCAATTCATGACGCATTCGCCGCGTATCAGGGGCCGAAGTCGCTTTCAATTGAGTCGTCAGCGTTTTCAATTGCTTCCTTTATCGCCTGTGCATTTGATGACGTGGAGATCAGCAGCAACGGCTACATGATGCTCCACAACCCCTACGCACAGGTCGAAGGCGACGACGAGGACTTCGCACGCCAGTCCGAGATGCTGGGCAAGCTCAAGTCGTCAATGGTGTCTGCCTACGCTCAGCGATCCGGAAAGAGCGAAGACGAAATCAAGGCCATCCTGAAAAACGAGACATACCTGAACGCTCAGCAGGCCGTTGAGATGGGACTGGCGAAACGAATTGCCGGACAGCCTGTCATCGGGCGAGCGTTTGCGAAAGTTAAAACCATGCCGCACGGAGTTGTTGCTGCTCTATTCGGAGCAGGCTCGGACGGCGAGAACCGCGAGACAGAAGGAAAACCAATGTCTACCGCACCAGTCGCCGCCACGATTCAAGAGATCAAAGCGGCATACCCGAAGGCCAAGTCAGATTTTATCGTGAAGTGCCTTGAACGGTCACTGCCGATGGCATCTGTGGCTTCAGCCGCTGCCGAGGAAATGATGAGCGAAAACGAAGACCTGAAAAAGCAGGTCTCCGCAATGCAGGAAGAACTCGCCAAGTACAAAGCAATGGACGAAGAAAAAGCCAAGGCGATGGAAAGCGAAGAAGACGAAGAAGAAGAGCCAGCGATGGCAATGGAAGACGAGGAAAAAAAGGTCGAAGCCAAAGCAAAGTCAGGCGTCAAGCCAGTTGCCAAAGCTCGCACAGGTGGACCGTCTGCCAGTGTCCGCTGGAATCAGGCCGTCGATGCCGCAATGGCAAAGACCGGCAATAACAAGATGAAGGCGGTGGCATTGGCGAACCGCAACCACCCGGGACTTCGCGAGGCGTTTCTCGCAGAAGCGAACGCTCGCTGATTCGCGGCGTTAATTTCAACCAATCATCACTTCTGTGAGGAACGAATATCATGAGTCAGTATTTCGAAACACCAGTTGTGCCAGATACAGCTGCCGCAGCTGTTGCTCAGTATCTTCGAGTGAAAACTCCAGGTGCTGTTGCTGTTGCCGGTGCACTCGATCAGTCATTCGGCACGATGGAATTGCCATGCGTTGCGGCTGGGCCTTGCTCAGTGCGAGTCAAGACGGCAGAAGGCACTCAGAAAATGGTTGCTGCGACAGCAATCACCAAGGGAAATTACGTTTACGGCGCAGCATCCGGAAAGGTGTCCGCAGTCGCGAACGGGAATGTCGAAGGCATTGCCAAGGAAACCGTCACTGCCGATGGTGACATCATTGAAGTGCAGCCAATCAATCAGACCGTGCAGAACGGCGTGACTCTTGCGGCTGCGAGCGGGGCGATTGCACTTGTTCCCGGAACAGTTGTCATCACCAAAACAGGTTCACTCGCTGCAATGACACTGGCAGCACCAACAGCCGCGCAGGACGGATTGACAATCACTGTAACTTCCGCGACAGCATTTGCCCACACGATTACAGCAACAAGCCTGATCGAAGACGGCGTGACCGGCGGAGCCAAGACAGCTTAAAGGCTGTCACAGTCGCCTAAAGAAGCCCGATGCGTTGCCGGGTGGCGGTGGCCACCAAAGCCCGGCGACTTTTTACCATGTTTCATAAATCGCGTTGCATCGGGAAGAAAGAAATGCAATGCCTAGTCCTTCAAGTAGCTTGGCTACACAGCGGCCAGATTTGGCCACGTTCCTTGAGTTCGATTTAGAGTCCGAAAAGGCTGGCTACATTGCAACGCAGGTGTTTCCTGTAATCAATGTGCAGAGTCAGGCCGGAAACTTTGGAAAGATTCCGTTGGAGCAACTGCTTCAGCAGCGTGACACGAAACGAGCACCCGGAAGCGGCTACGCTCGCGGGAACTGGACGTTTGAGCCAGCAGTCTACGCAACGGAAGAACACGGGGCGGAAGAGCCTGTGGATGACCGTGAATCGAAAATGTACTCCGAGTATTTTCAAGCGGAACAGATCAGCACAATGCGTGCCTTTTCTGCCGTGTTGCGAAATGCAGAACAGCGTGTTGCGGATGCTGTGTTCAACGCGACCACCTGGAACGGTGCGAGCCTGACAACGGGAATCACGAATGAGTGGGACTCAAACCACACGACAAACGCGGTGCCGATCACAGATGTCGAGGCGGCTGTCCAAAAGGTGTACGACAACTCTGGTCTGTGGCCCAATGCTCTGATCATCAATCGCAAGGTCTTCCGAAACCTTCGAAACCTTGACCAGATCATCGACCGTGTCGAGTCGGCCGGTGCTGGCAGCCCGTCAAAGCCAACCGACATCACTGCTCAGATGCTGGCTCAGGTTTTCGACCTAGATTACGTCATTGTTGCCGGAACCAGCAAGAACAACGCAAGGGAAGGTCAAGCGGCGTCCCCGACTCAAATCTGGTCAAGTGAATATGCGATGGTCTGTCGCATTTCCACGAGTCCTGACATGCGAGACGCTTGCATCGGCCGCACGTTCCACTGGTCACAGGACGGATCGTCAATCGGTGGCACTGTCGAAAGTTATCGTGACGAACGTGTTCGCGGTGACGTGATCCGAGTTCGCCACGATGTTGATGAAATTGTCCTGTATCCACAGGCGGGGCATCTGCTCAGCAACGTTACGACACTCTAAGGTTGATTGATGCCAACGACGTTCGACTCACACTTTGCAGCCGCAGGGTTCCCGATGTTGCTCGACAACTTCGGGGAGTCGGTTGTCTATTTTCCAAATGGCGGCGGGAGACGACCGATTATCGCCATTATTGAGCGTAACCCGCCTGCCATTTTTGATGCCTCTGGTAACGCTGTTTTACCGACAGCAACGATTCGCGTTTACAACTCTTGCCGGTCTGGAATCGCATCCAGCGAAATCAACATCGGCAAAGATGAACTTGAGTTTGTGTTGAAGGTTGGGCAGACACTTCCAAAGCGATTTTCATTCATGACTCTGATGTCGCAAGACGCTGGGGTCTGTCAGTTTGCGGTGGTTT